CGGCCTCGGTAATCACAGCCTCGTAGACCGGTTGGCACAGAACGGTGACCAGCCAATGGCGGCGACGGCGGAAATAGTCCCAGGCTTCCATCAAGGCGGCGCGGGAAGCGGAGTAGCTGGAGGTGAAGTGCTTGATCAGCACTTCGAAGGGGAGCTCTAAAGACATCCCTATTTGCCGCAGGATCGCGGTCATGAAGGGGTCGAAGGCCGGATTGGGTCTGCCGGGGTTTACTGTTTCGATCTTCTCCCCGGGAAGGAGGCCGAGCACCGACCCGTAGCCCAGCTCCATGCCGGTGACGTCCACCTGCTGTGCCTGGTCTCCGGTCGGGTTGTCTGGCGTTGCCGCCGGTCCGAGGGAGGGGTCTCCTGTTTCGTTGGTGACAAATACGGTAAGCATGCCTGAAACAACTGCGGCCATGACTTCAGCGTCAGTGTAGCGGCCCAACTGCTTAATGAGCTCCACCACCGGAGCCAGGTACGGCACGCCACGCGATTGGCCGGGGCGGGTCTTATCGAAAAGGTGTAGGCAGAGCGGCGCGCCGGTCTTTCCGAACGCATCCAGCTCGGTCCAGGTGAGGGAGCCCGCAGTATTTCTGCGGAACAAGGATCCGGGGTGCTGATTCAGTACGTGGTACTGCTCCGGTGCCCCATCGGCATCTTTTTTGACCCCGCCGGAAAGAGACGCGGTGTTAACGGCATTGTCCTTGTTGACCAGACGGGCCGCCTCGATCATCTGCAGCTTGAGGGTATACGGGGAACCCGGGCGCTTGATGCGGGGCATGTTGACCAGGACGTCGCCATCCTCGAGGACTTTGAGGAAGGCCAGGCCCTGCCACAGTGAGAAGGGGAGCATGCGCTCGGCGTCGATCTCTCGCGTCTCGGTAGCCAGCAGGAATTCACGCACAGCCATCTGCTGCCAAGCGTCCGCTTCTTCGGGGGTAACCTTGAGTACGGACTGATCGATCTGGGGTTTGACCTTGAGGCCCGTGCCGACCACTTTGGTGACGTTGGTGCGAATGGCGCCGCCTGCTATGGCGTTATTGCGGAACAGATGTTGTGATTCTTCACGCAGAGTCGGAAGGTCGGGGAGGATCGCCGTGTCTGCATCACGCTCCGAAACCCTGCCGGACTGGTTGGCCCTGCGGGTTCGGTCCGCGCCGGTGTAGCCACCGGATATTGCCATTCTGGCGCGAGACTGGAACCGGGCCTGACCGCGGACAGGGTCAAACCAGTTCACGATCTCGTCCACGAGGGTGACTGGGATCTGGGTAGTCTTGCCAGAAATGGTGACTTCGCGGGAGAGTCTCATCGGGGAATGACCTCCCCGACGCGCATGCCGCGGGAGGCGCGGGACAGGCGGGCTATTCTCCCCTCCCAGAGCCGGATGCCCTGCTGGATGGAGGCGAGATCTGCACGTTTCAATTCGCGCTCGGTGGCGCCGGTGTTCAGACGGTAGGACTGGCCGGTCAAGACCGCCTCTTCGGCGGCCATATACTGGGCAAGCTTTGCTTCTGCTTGTTCTAGTGTGATACCGGCCATACATTCCCCCTGATGATGGACGATATTGTCAGGGGAATGGCATTATTAGTCTAGTGCTCTTTGTCCATTAATGTCACGTTGTGTCACAAAATATTGTGTGAGTATCGTTGCTTCATCCCATATCTTGTGATTTTTGCCTCATCTCGCGGACGAACTGCTGCAGCTCGGATGCCAGAAAGCGAACATGTTTTTTAGTGCCTCTACCCATGTAGTAGGGAGTGAGATCTCCCTCGTCTGCGCGTCGCTGCACGGTACGGGGGTGACAACCCAGTATGCGGGCTGTTTCCCTGAGGCCAACCATCACGGTTGCGTCCAGAATCTCGCGTTTGTACAACTCGATGTCTTGCCTGGTAATGCGCTCCCTATCCACGGTTCACCCCCCTCGATAACACTCTGCGCTGAATCGGCTGCTGTTCTTTTTTCGGTATTCTCAACTTGATCATCTCGCGATATGCGACTGCGGCGACGGTGCAGTCGTAGAAGTCAATGCGCTGCCCCTTCTTGGTGTGCTTCCAGTCGCCGTGGTCGTCTTTGTTCTCGCCTGTGAAGTGCTTTGCAAAAGCTTCATCGATGTCGGAGTGAAAGCTGATTGCTTGGGGATCGTCAGGCTCGTAGCCAAGCCGGCGCTCCAGGTCGTCCTTAAACATGTCCACTCGGACATTCGCCCGCTTCATGCCACCGGGTATCTTTTTGTTGGTTCCCGGCAAGGTGGCGACGTCCTTGTAGCTCAGGAGATCGCCTGTGCGGCCATGCATCCCCTTGAAGGGCATTATGGTGCGGTTGCGGCTGCACCACTCGTAAACCTCGACTGTGCGAGAGTGCTTCTGGTATCCGGCGCGGGTTCCACCGGAGTCCTGCAATCCGCCGGAAACCCTGAACTGCTTCTCTTCGTGGTCAAAGTAGACCTCCTGAAGCATCCCCTCGAGGTCCTCGAACTGTTCAACTATGCCGTGTCGGACCATGTGCATCCGGATCTCAGGAGCGTAGCTGTAGGCCCAAAGGGTGTAATAGAAGCTGGCCTGCTGTGTGTCGACGATGAGCGCAAGGCGGGCTGTGTCGGGCGGGACCAGGTTACGGGGGAGTTCGGAGCGAAACTTGAGCACGTGCCCCTCGCTCAGTTGGCCGACGGTTTCCTCGATGTAGTCGATGGCCTCGTAGCCGTTGGCCCAAGCGACCTTGTCGGCGGTGGTGCCGGTCTTGGCCCGAAGGTGGGCGGCGGCAATCTCGCCCAGGGTAATGTCGAGGCACTCCCAGGAGCGGTGATGGAATCCGACCTTTGCCGGGCGGGCTACATCGGAGCCCTTGACGCAGTGCCACCGGCTATGGCGGACGGCATGCTCCCGGGCTGTGTCGTCCCACAGTGCGGCGCACTCGTTGCAGGCGTACTCCGCGCCGGACTGCTCTATGCTTTCCGGGGTGGCACCCACAGGGAGCACGAGGTGCTCGGCGTCCATCTTGACCAGCTCTCCGCACTCAGGACACTTGACACGAGGCTCCCACACCTGGTGGCAACTCTGCACACCCTTGTAGATGTAGAGGCCGGCGGGGGTGGAGGCGAAGAAGCGCTTAAAGCGCCCCTTGTATGTGCGGTTCCTCTTCTTGATCAGGGTGATGGGGTCGGCTTCCTTGCCGGACATGGCCGGGTACTTGTCGACCTCGTCTCCAAAGCAGTGCTTGGCTGTGAAGGTGGCCATGGAGCTGGGCGAGTTGGCCCATGCTGCAAGCATGCTCACGCCGTGCAGCATGGTGATCTTGCTGAGCGTCGTGTCGTCCTGCCGGTTGCTCAGGTAACGGGAGAGCCGCGGGGTTTTCTGGAAGGTGGGGCGGATCTTCTCGCCGACAACCTTCTTGGCGGTGTCTTCGGTCGGCATCAGGTAGAAGATGTTGCCGGGGTCGCAGTCGGTGGCCCATCCCAGGCAGTTCATCATGGTGTTGGTCTTACCACTCTGCTCGACCCCGCAAAACCAGACTTCACGCACCCAGGGGAGACCGAAGGTGTCCATGATCTTCACGGTGTGCGGGGCGTAGTCGTGACGCCATGCGCCGACGTGGGCCCCGTCAGGAACCATGCGGTACTTCTCGGCCCACTCGGAAACCTTCATCTTCTCCGGCTGGCGCAGGCGCTGTTTGACCGGCTTAGGCAGCTCGACGGAGAACTGGCGGCCGGCAAGCCCGGCCCGGATCGGCGCGGGGATCCACTCGGGGAGCGGCAGCTTGCGTATGGTTTCGGGGAGGGACGGCTGCATGTTACGGGTCCTCTTCTACTGTATGGTTTTCGGCAAAGATCGCCTCGATGCGCCCGGCGGCCACCACTTCGTTGAAGGCGCGGGAGAGAATTTCCTCGGTCCCTTCGTAGACTTCGGGGGCGCGCTGCTGATCCCCACCGGACAGGGTGATCAGCTGGGAGCTGCCAATATGAAAATGGTGGCGCAGGGTGTCGCGCAGGGTGCCGATCAGGCCGGCGAGAGCGGCCCAAGCTTCGTCCCGGTGCAGCCAGCGTTCGTCCATCTTGCGGCGATCGTTTTCAGCCTGCATCTCCTTGATGTCGGCTTCGGCTTTGGCTTTACGGTCTTCATGGTGACTGCGTTCTTCGTCCCGGCTGCGGTCGACCAGTGATTGACCGGTTGAGGCGGAGACCTTCAGCTCGTCTTCGGTGTAGGCGATGAGCATGGAAAGCTCGATGGTCTTATCCGTGCCGACCATCTTGAGTCGGTCGCAGTCCTGGTAGAACTTCGCCTGCTTCACCGGCAGGTTCTGCGGAGCAATGAAGAGCCGGTAGGCTTCAGCGCGGTTTTTGTAGAGCTGCTTGGGGGCGAAGCTCACGCTTTACTCCTTGCGTGGTGCAGCAGCACCAGCGCATTCCAAGCTACCTGCGGCAGGTGGTAGACGCCGCCATCGTCATCATTGACGGCAAGGGGGTTGTACTGGCATTCCTTGAGGTGGCGCTTAAGGGCGGACTCAAAGCGGCGCTGATATTCAGGACCAAAGTCTTTTTTCCAGTTGAGGTAGCCGTAACGGCTCTCTCCAAGAGTGAAAACCGGGATGAGGGGCTCGAGCATGGCCATGTCGATCAGGCTCCAGTCGAGCTTGCCGGTGTCGTGTTTTTTGCCGTCACGTGTCGCTTCCGCATGCGATTGTAATGTCTGGCTCACTTCGCTTTTCTCCTAAAGACTTTGGTAAACCCAGCATCCACACAGTGCCCTTTGCGAAGCGCTATCCGCACCAGCCTTGCCCTAGCCTTATGGCTGTGGTCCGACTGCCGCAGGAGCCCGAGGTAGCTGTTCGTGGTTTTCATCAGGTCCTCCCCTGTTTTGCCGTAGACCGCCGCCATCGCGTTATCAACGGTTTTTCTCCTGAGCACCCGGCGCCAGGGCTTTATGATCATCCCCACGAAGTCGACTCCTCGCTCGATTGGCTGGATGATGGTCTTGCGCGGGTTCAGCTTCAGGCCGAGGCGCTCTAAGGCGAAGCGGCCGATCTGCGCTGCCGCCTGGTTCAGCCACTCGGGTGACTCGTGCAGCAACACCATGTCGTCCACGTAGCGGATGTAATGCGGCGCGCGGAGGTGGTGCTTCACGTACTGGTCAAGCGGGTTCATGTAGACGTTGGCAAAAAACTGGCTGCTCAGGTTGCCTATGGGAAGCCCCAGGTGCGGCAGCTGGTTGAACAGCGTCTTGTGCGGCGGGATCAGGTCCAGCAGCGCGGGGGTCCCCTTGATGCGGACGTCCCCGCGCGGATCGTGGAACAGGATGGTCT